ATTTTTTACTCCAGATCATAAATAATAGTAGGACCTCTGAGTCCATACATAAAGGAGATTTAAAATGGCATATATAACCGTAGTTTCCGGTGGCGCACAACCGGTATTCGCAACAGACGTACTTAATGGTACAACAGCACAATCATCTAACGTGGCTAACGCCGCAGTTACCAACTTCCAAGGTCCTAAATTAGACTTTTTCACAGTGGTGGCTAACGCTGCTTTAACTGGTCAAGGTGGAATTGCTAGTGGTTCTAACTTTGTTTCTAACGTTCTACAAGCAATTCAACAGACTTCAACAGTTGCAATGTATCAAGTTGGTGGTGCACAAAACGCAAACATCGCTATTGCATTGTATCCTGTTGCTGCTTATGACACAGCTACTTTAGTTGCTGCTGCTCAAACAGCTAACACAGCAACTATTGGTATTCCAACTGCTAACGTGTTTGCACGAGCAACATTCGTCACTCAAGGTACATACTACTCTTAATCGAGTCAGTAGCACGACTTTCGTCGTTGATCAACCCCAGATTAAAAACCTGGGGTTTTTCTTTGGCATTAAATACACGCTCGATGCTAACTACTAATCAATGAGATTCTCCTGCACCACTTTGTTTGATATTACCGCCACTGGTGTCACTGGATACTTTAAATTGTCGCGAGTGCCTTTTGAAGATCGTGCTGGCAATACCATTCAAGATGTTGCAGATTGGAACAGATCCAGGAATCAACAACGCAACTGGGAAACTGTAAATCAAATCATTGGCATGCGAACACAGGTCGAGTCAACTGTGCCCGAGCGCGAAGGATCCAGTTGGAGTTTTGAATTTGAAACTGAAACTCCGGGAGCATACGGCACTGATGCTGACCCAGTGGCCGTGTTGTATAGCGATGCAGACGGTGTGCCCATGCTGACAGATCTTGACAACCGTAGAGAACTAGCGTCCGTGGTTGTGACTTCTGGGCCCAGACAAAACATTTGGTTTAGTCCAATCACGGTAAATAAATGAACTGGGAAAAATCATGAGTGGAACAACAGAAATTGAAAAAAAGAGCCTGGAAGCGCACGTTGAATTATGCGCCGAAAGATACAATGCACTAGAAGACAAGATGGTGGCCATGGGCACAAATATCTCACATCTTTGCGAAATGCTACAAGAAGTCAAAATCACCATAAACAGCCTGCATGAAAAATCCACCGACAGAATGATTGCCTGGGGTGTTGGTATCATTGGTACCTTGATTGGAACCATAGCTTGGCTTGTGGCAACCTACGTTATTAAATGAATACAGAACAGGAATTTGACCGGATTTTCCGACAGGAATTCCGTGTCTTGATGGACCAGATGATTTTCCAAAATGACAATGGTGAATATGAAGCATTTGGGCGTTATGTTATACGACCTGGATCCGACGGATACCACGTGTCGTGCGCAGCAACTGATGTGGGTGTGTTTACTAATACTCGTAATGCACTAAGTTGGTGTATAGCCGACAAAAACAAATCATATGCACTGGCACGTGATTTACATAGATTGGATCAAAAATTGGGACATATCACCAACGACATAGCCGTAAGAGCCGCTATAGGTGATCGTAGCACTCGACCCCAATTCCGTGAAGACATTGAAATCAAGCTGGAAGGCAAGATAATACTGAAAAAGCAACTTGAACTTCAATTGGCCAATTGTGTCAATCAGGCTAAATATTATCAACAACGAGGATTAGACAATGAAACTGCAAGAACTGGCCGCAAGCCCAACAAAACAAGCCGCTAAGGTATTTGAAAGTTATTTTGGTGGTCGTATACGCCTTAGTACTATCAGCCGTAGACAGACTCGCGATCTACTTGGTCGTGTGCGTGGCCTGGTGCAAGAACATCGCAAGACTCCAGAATTTCATAACAGTGAAAAAAATCCCACCTATTTAAAATTGATCATGCTTGAGCAAGTGCTGACCAAGAAGATGCACGAAGATGTCATGCCAATGCAAGCCGGTACAATTGCTCCTGCCACTTCAGGGTCAACTACACCTGTTAATCCAGCACAGGCCCAACAAGAACGTAAAAAAGCATTGACCGATCAGATTGCAGCGATTACAAAGCAGATAGAAGAAATGAACAAACAAAAAACCGCTCTCCAGCAGGCTATGAACAGTCCTGCTGCCATGGTTGCTCCTGCAATGGAAAATCGCAAGCACAATCGTTTGTATCGTCGTTTGCAAGAAAGTGAAATTCAACAGGCACAGGTAGTATTGGCTGCCCAGGACATGGTTGATCGTGTTCAAAAGATGTTGGAAGATGTGACCAGTATGCAGTTTAAAGATTTACCTGCATTATGTGATCAAGTCAAAAACGAAGTTGGTGTTGAGCAGTCGGTACAATTCAACACTGATGCCAATGCAGCATTGGGCGGCTTGGTACAAAATTTACAAGCCAGCAAGCAACAACTAGAACAGGCTCTTGGTGTAGTAACTGGCCAAGGTGGCGCTGTTCCTCCCGCCATGGATGCACTAGGTGGCGCTGGATTACCGGACGATGGTCAAATGGCCGCTCCAGAGATGGATGCTGAAATGCCAGCTGATGATCTTGAAGCTGATCTTGATATTGATGCCAACATGAAAACACCTCCTGCTGCGTTAGGCCGTGGTCGCAGATAATGCGTTTCAGTGAAATTTGTGAGTCAGCTGATCCCAGCGCACAAAAATTATTGGCCTTGAGTCAGTTTTTAGCCGGCCGGGCCGATGATGAAAATGCTCGAAAAGAAATCAGCACAGATGCTTTCATGCAGGCAGCTCGAAGTCTTGGCATTGAAGTGAATCCACAAAACTTGCCCGAGTATATCGCACGAGACCCGCTCAAAGATATCCTTGAACCGTTTGATCCAAACAGTGGTGTAGTCAGATTCCGTGGCAACACCGAAGGTGATACTGGCATGCCAGTTGATCAAGCTAGAGCCATTGTAGACAAAAACGCCAAAGCGGCCCTGAATCGCCGCACCTAAATCATTGACTTCGTAGCATAAGTATCGTATACTTGTAAAAAGGAGTTGATTATGAAAAAATTACTTGTTGTTCTTGCCGTATTTGCCACCGCAGTACAGGCTGGCCCCTGGCATCACAGCCCGCATCCATATCGAAGTTACTGGGTAGCACCGGCCATTATTGGTGGTGTCATTGGTTACGAATTATCTAGACCACATCACAACCCTCCGTACGTGTATGTGGCACCACAACCAGTTTATGTGCAACCATTGGCACCGCCGTTGGCACCCAATGGATATCATCAAGAGCAAATACTAGATGCTAACTGTAACTGTTATAGACTAGTTCTAGTTCCAAATTAGGAAAACACAAAATGGCATATTCAGATAAAGTATTAGATCACTACGAAAATCCTCGCAACGTGGGCAAGTTTGATGCCAACGACTTGGACATTGGCACCGGCATGGTTGGTGCTCCTGCTTGCGGTGATGTAATGAAACTACAGATCAAGGTTCAAGATGGAATTATCACAGATGCAAAATTTAAAACGTATGGTTGTGGTTCGGCGATCGCATCGAGTTCGCTTGTCACCGAGTGGGTTAAAGGCAAAACTCTGGATGAGGCGGGCACGATCAAGAACAGTCAGATCGCCCAGGAACTTGCACTACCACCTGTCAAGATCCATTGTAGCATCCTGGCGGAAGACGCTATAAAGGCTGCTATCGCAGACTACAGAGAAAAACATTGATCCACGTCACCCCCAAAGCCGCAGGCAAAATTTCCACCAGTCTTGATCGTAGAGGCCGCGGTATTGGCATAAGACTGGGAGTAAGAACTACCGGTTGCTCAGGCCTGGCCTATGTGTTAGAATATGTAGATGGCACGACAGAATCTGATCTAGTGTTTGAATCGGATGGTTTTAAAATTGTAGTAGATCCCAAAGACTTTCCTATCCTGGATGAACTGTTGGTAGACTATGTTCGTGCAGGCCTAAACGAAGGCTTTGAATTTGTCAACCCTCAAGAAAAAGACCGCTGTGGATGCGGAGAAAGTTTTAGAATTTGATAAACAGCGATCATTTAGCCACCTTTGGTGATAGTTGGCCAGCTGGAGTTGGACTTTGGCCAAAGGATGAAAAGCCATACGGTGCCTTGCTGTGTGATCGGTTACAAATAAAAAATTTTTATAATGGATCCATACCAAGATCAAGTGTAAGCAGATTATTACCGCAACTTTTTGATTACATTTCTTGTCATGCAACTGTAAAAAATCATATAGCTATTTTTTTTATAACTACGCCTGGCAGGTCTTTGTTAGTTGATTATAACAAAAGTATAATTGATTTTAACACTCCGCCACCACCAGATTCTCCTGACCGTGTTAAAAATATAACAGAAATTTACTACAAATACTTGTCCACGGCTCCAATGGATGAATTTAATGTTTGCCGGACTATGTTAGCATTACAACAAGTTTGTTCTCAGGTGGGTATACAAGATTTTTATATTTCAGGCTGGATTGAGATGAAATTTGACTGGCCAGGCATTGAAAAACAAAAAATATATCCTAAAACATGTACTCAAATTTTAGGATATAATCAAGATGAATATTTGGCAATGCAAAAGGTACATAGTAAATATTTTTTGCCATGTCGTCACCCAAACAGTCATGGTCATCAATTGATTGCCGACTATCTTTACGATTGGATAAAACATAAAAATGTATAACCCCCGATTTAATTATCAACCCATACCCAGGGAAACCGTAGACGGACGCAGACTGTATGCCACACCAGATGGTCGTAAATTACCCAGCGTGACCACAATCCTGGAAGCTACCAAGCCTGAAGAAAAAAAGCAGGCTCTGCAGAACTGGCGTAACCGAGTGGGACATGTACAGGCACAGGCCATCACCACAGAAGCTGCCAACCGCGGCACTAGAATGCACAAGTATCTTGAAGACTATACAAAAACTGGACAGATTGCCGACGCTGGTAGTAACCCGTATAGTAAACAAAGCCATATCATGGCGCAGACTGTGATTGATCATGGCTTGTGTAACGTCACAGAGTTTTGGGGATATGAAGTTCCTTTATACTTTCCTGGAATCTATGCAGGAACCACCGACGCCGCTGGTGTGCATTTAAATGAACAAAGTATCTTGGACTACAAGCAGACCAATAAGCCCAAACGGCGCGACTGGATTGATGATTATTTCTTGCAATTATGTGCCTATGCTGAAGCACACAATGAAGTGCATGGCACTGAGATTCGAAAAGGTGTGGTGTTAATGTGTGTCAAACCTGAAATGGACGACTCTGGAAACATTGTTGGGCGACCCGAATACCAAGAATTTGTGATATCAGGTGCAGAATTTGAGCAGTATCGCCAGCAATGGTGGCAACGTGTAGAGCAGTATTATCTGCTAAATACACCATAGACACAAAAGGATAACAAATGGCTATTGTACAGATCAGTCAGATCACCAATCGTAAAGGATACAACTCAAATTTACCGCAGTTAGCCGGTGCCGAATTTGGCTGGAGCACTGATACTCGTCAATTATACATTGGTAATGGTACCATTGAAGACGGTGCACCTGCTATTGGTAACACTGAGATTCTTACTGAATTTAGTGATCTAACCCCAGTTCCAACCACAGTGACGTTGATTGATAATACATCTGTGCCAACTACCGCAATTAGAATAGCAGCAGGTGCTGTGGTGTTTTCTTATACTATTGCTAGAAACGGCGATTATCGCGCTGGCGTTATTCAAATTGCAGGATCCGACCTTGAGGAAAATACTCCAGCAGAATATGGTGCGACCGGTATAACTTTTAGTGTAGTCTATTCTGGAGGACAAATCGAATTACAATACATCAGTTCTTCTACCGGGTTCAATGCCCAATTCAATTATCTCATCACAGTTTCAGCCTGATGTGGCCCCTTACCTTTGCTGGCCGGCTAGAAAGCTGGTACAGCTTGCGACAACAATGTCATGCTCTTTCAGTTGAATCTATATTACCTGCCATTAACTCATGGTGGTTCTCAACTCCTTGGCAACCCTATTACCTACACTGGGACGATCAACCCGCATGGCCAGATCCCTGGCAACTTTTGAACGACAATGTCTATTGTGATCTTGCAAGAGCCTTGGGAATCCTGTATACTATAAGTTTGCTGGACCGTGCAGATTTGACGGATGCTGCCTTGGTTTTGACCCAGGACGGACATAATTTAGTCGTGGTCGACAAATCAAAATATATACTTAATTGGAGCCCTGATACTGTTGTAAATACCAGCCTGGCAATACAAATCTGTCGGCAGTTGTCGCAGAGCCAAATAAAACAGCAGTACAATTAGAAAACGAAGGTAGGAATGACCCAAATTATAGTAGTCAAAAGAAGTGGCCGCAGAGAGTCACTGGATCTAGAAAAATGGCAGGCACAGATAGCTAAAGTTTGTAGCGGTATTGCGGATGTCAGTCAGAGCATGATTGAGATCAAGAGCCAGTTGCATTTTTACGATGGTATCACCACAAAAGAAATTGACGGCATCACATTGAGATCTATTGTGGATCTGATCGATGTGGAAACCAACCCAGAAGTGGGACACACCAACTATCAGTACGTGGCTGGCAAGCAGAGACTCAGCATGTTGAGGAAAGACGTTTATGGATCATATGATCCTCCCCACCTGTATGAAATAATCAAACGCAACGTGGCCACTGGACTGTATACACCTGAGTTGCTAGAATGGTACACGGAAGATGACTGGAATCGCATGAACGACGTAATCGATCATGACCGTGACGAACTGTATTCGTATGCGGCCATTGAACAGTTGATTGAAAAGTATCTTGTTAAAAACAGAGCCACAAAAGAAATTTATGAAACACCACAGGTCAGATACATGGTTGCGGCCGCTACAGTATTTCATCGAGAAGAACCCAACAGCGCCAGGATGCGATATATCAAAGAATATTATAACTGTGCCAGCGATGGCTTGTTCACTCTCGCCACACCTGTGTTGGCTGGCCTGGGTACTCCTACTAAACAGTTCAGCAGTTGTGTGCTTATTCGATCAGACGATGACTTAGACAGTATCTTTGCTAGTGGTGAGATGATGGCCAAGTATGCTAGTAAGCGAGCCGGCATTGGCTTGGAGATTGGACGACTACGCCCATTGGGCAGTCCTATCCGTGGCGGTGAGATCATGCACACTGGTATGATTCCATTCTTGAAAAAATGGTTTGGTGACCTTAGAAGTTGTAGTCAAGGAGGTATTCGTAATGCAAGTGCTACTGTTTTTTATCCTATTTGGCATCATCAGTTTGATGATCTTATTGTGCTCAAGAACAACCAAGGAACAGAAGAAACCCGAGTCCGTCATATGGATTATGGGGTTGTGCTTAGTGCTTTCTTCTGG